TGCGTGAAGCAGAACGTCAAAAAGAAGAAGCGGTTACTTACGCTCAATCAGTAAAAAGAGATAAAGAAGATTGAGAAAGTAAATTTTCTAGATTAGATAAATCTTACATTTCTGAATTTGAAAGCAGAGTTAAAACTAATATGAAAGCCGCTAAACAGGCTTTAAAAACTGCTATTGAATCTCAAGACGTTGAAAGTCAAGTTACTGCCCAAGAGCAACTTGCAACTTTAACAATGGATGCAGCAAGACTGAATGCTTTAAAAGTAGCGGAAACTGCAAAACCTAAAGCAAAGGATGTAAATATTACGCCTCAACAAACAAGGCCACATGTTGCACCCGATCCTAGAGCAGAAGACTGGGCAACCAAGAACACTTGGTTTGGTAACAATTCTGCAATGACTTATACGGCTTTTGATATACATAAAAAGCTTGTAGAAGAAGAAGGTTTTGATCCTAAATCAACTGAATATTATAATGAAGTGGATAAAAGAATAAGACTTGAATTCCCTCATAAATTTGGTAAGATAGATGAAACTTCTACAGAAAGAGAAAAACCTTCTCAAAATGTAGCATCAGCGAAACGTTCAGCTTTAACAGGACGCAGAAAAACTGTCAAACTCACACCCTCACAGGTAGCAATTGCTAAAAGATTAGGGGTGCCACTTGAAGATTATGCAAAACAATTAAAAATCACGGAAGGAGTATAAGCATATGGAAAAAGAACAAAAAACTTCACGTGCGAGTCAAACTAAAGCTAAAACAGCTAAAAAAGTAGTATGGACTCCACCCTCATCTCTCGATGCACCGAATGCGCCGGCTGGTTACCGACATAGATGGATAAGACATGAAGTCATGGGCTTTGATGATTCAAAGAATATGGCGGCTATGATCAGATCAGGATACGAGCTCGTAAGAGCTGATGAATATCCAGATGAAGATTATCCAGTTATGAAGGAAGGCAAATACGCAGGAATGATCGGAGTAGGAGGCCTAGTGCTGGCTAGGATACCAGAAGAAATCGCAAAGGCTCGTCAAGATTATTTTGACAAGCAAAATGAAGCTAAAGAAGAAGCGATCAAACACGATATTCTGAAGGAACAGCACCCAAGTATGCCAATCTCACAAGAAAGGCAGACTCGTGTAACCTTCGGTGGTACAAAGAAAAACTAAATTTTTTAGTAATTCCTAACCAACGAAATTTTAACTAACCGTAGATTACGTATAGTAATCTACAAAAGGAGCAAACTATGGCAAATGCAAGTACAACTGGATTTGGTCTAAGAACTGTCATGAATGTTGGAAATACTCCAGCAACTTCAGGACAATCTGAATATCAAATACAAACTGCACCTGGTGTAGCAAGTAACAAAGGTGACCCCATGTCTACTCAAGACTCTGGTGGTACCCAAGGCTATCAACAGGATGCGTCCTTTACTACTACAGATGATGGCGGAAATGGCGGAACTGCATGGACAACAGATAATTCTGCTTTAATCACAGGCGTTTTCAACGGAGCATTCTTTATAGATGCTAACGGAAAACCAACCTTTGCTAATAACATCGTAGCAGCCCAAACAACGTCGACCGACTACAACACAGGAAGTGCTGTCATTACGTGTTTTATAAATGACAATCCATTCCAAGAATATTGTGTTAAAGCGGACGCATTGGTGGGAGCCAGTGAAGCAGCAGCGCAAGTCCTTATGGCAGCGCAGTTACTTAACTATAATACTAACAACTATACAGCGACAGATAACGCGAGTGGTCAATCAATTACTACTCTAGATATCGGTTCTGCGAACCTGAAGAGTATGTTCAAAATTGTACGATCAGCAAATGATCCGACTAATAATGACCTAACGGCAGCCGGAGCAAATCTTATCGTAGTAATTGCGGGCGATTCTGGTTTGTATACTTAAACAATCTAAATAGGAGATAAATAAACATGGCAATATCAAGAGCACAGCTAGTTAAAGAACTAGAGCCAGGTCTAAATGCACTATTTGGACTTGAGTATAAACAATATGTGAACGAAGCAGCTGAAATATTTGATACAGAAAACTCTGACAGAGCTTTTGAAGAAGAAGTAATGTTAGCAGGTTTCGCAAATGCAGCTGTTAAACCCGAAGGTCAAGGCGTCACTTTCGACAGTGCGCAAGAAACTTTCACAGCTCGTTATACTAACGAAACAATCGCACTTGCGTTCGCGATCACTGAAGAAGCGATCGAGGACAACTTGTACGATAGACTTGCAAGCAGATACACAAAAGCTTTAGCAAGATCTATGGCTAATACAAAACAAGTTAAAGGTGCGGCTATTTTAAATAACGGGTTCAATTCCAGCTACGCAGGTGGAGACGGTGTAGAATTATTTTCTACAGCCCATCCAACTTTAGCAGGGACTTTTTCAAATGAATTGGCTACAGCAGCTGATTTAAATGAAACATCTTTAGAACAAGCACTGATTGACATTGCTGCGTTCACTGATGAAAGAGGTCTTAAAATTGCAGCTAGAGGAATGAAAATGATTATTCCTTCTGCGCTTCAATTTACTGCTGAAAGACTGATGAAGTCTAAAGGTAGAACTGGAACAGCAGATAATGACATCAATGCGATCAATAACATGGGCGCAATACCAGAAGGTTATGTAGTTAATCACTACTTAACTGATACTAGTAAATGGTTCATTAAAACTGATGTTCCTAACGGATTGAAACATTTCACAAGAGCTCCATTGAAAACTTCAATGGAAGGTGATTTCGATACTGGTAATGTAAGGTACAAAGCTAGAGAGAGATACGTTTTCGGATTCTCTGACCCTAGAGGTGCTTTCGGATCAGACATATAATAAATAATTAATTAGGGGCGGAACACAATTCCGCCCCTTTTTTTATGCAAGGTGTAAAAATGAAGAAATTCCTCGTACAAATATGGGCTTTTAACTATCACGCTAAATTTGAAGTTTTAGCAGAGGATACTGCTGTTTCTATTGAAAAATCAGTCCTTGACAAGCTGGGAGAAAAGCGTGTAAAATGGGACTATCTCGGAGAGAAGACTTTAGATCCCCGAGTTAAGCGCATAACCTACGAGGAGGTTAATGATGACTCAAGACCTATACAATACGAAAAAGTACTTGGAACTAGAGTGGCAACAAGAGCACCTGAAAGACGGGAAGCATAATATCAGGATGATTGAAATTAATAGAAAAATACAGGATATTATTAAAGAGATCATTGCCAAAGAGTTTGAAGAACAAACGCTTCAAACTAAAATAAACGAGGCCAAGGCCGAAGTTTCGATAGCCACTTAAGCGCTATCAAAAATCAATTTTTTACTACAGAATACCTTGCGCTCTATTTAAAAAAGAGCTATAAAAAATTACTATACATTAAATTAAGAACGTAGACACGTATAGAGACGGCCTAGAGACTACGTTCGCATAATCTAGGAGGATTATAATTATGGCAAATACAACATTCGCAGGAACAGTAAGAGCAGAATCTGGTCTTAAGGTTTCTGTAAAAACAGCGGCAACTGGAGCTTATACTGATTATTTTACAGTTAGTTCAGCAGGTGCTGTAAGTGCATCAAGCACATTAGCTGTTACAGGTGTATCAACTTTAACTGGTGCATTAAAAGCTAACGCTTCACAAAACTGGTTAGGAATTAAAAAATTCCAATCTTTTGCAGGAACTTTAGCTTCAACAGACGCAACAACTACAGCTTATGGTGATGGTGACGTTCTTGTTGAATTAGGAACTTTAGACACAACAGTCCCTTCAGGACATGTTGCAGCAACTAAGTTCTTTATAGACAGAGCACTAATTGGCATTACGACAGCAGCAGGTCAAACACTTGTTGGTGGGTTATCATTAAGCGCTACATCAGGTACAAACACTAATGCAGCAGTTTCATCAGGAACAGAAATTGTTGGTGCAGGAGTTACTTCGTTCAACGAACAACTTAGTGCAACACAATCTGTAACTGAAATTGATGTTAACTTAAATAATTCAGCAGGTAATTATCACATTTTCGTACCCAATGTGACAGCCGCTATTGCGAGTAAATATTTATATGCATTTAGCACAACAGCAGTTAATGCTGACATTACAGCTGGTAGATTTACAGTACTATTAGAATACGCAGTATTTTAATATTAAATAAACTTTATGATGGGGCTTCGGCCCCATCTAGTAATCTTGATTAAGGAGGGATTATGGCAGATACAGTAACAGGACCAGAGGTTCTACAAGAAAACGATAAACGAGTCGTATTAAAAATAGTTGTAGAATCAGATGGCAACGGAAGTACAACAGTATTTTTTGACTCTTCAGCACGTACAGTAGCAGGTGTTGCACAACTTGGAGCTTTGCAAAGAGTTTGGTTTTCTTGTGACACAGGTAACGGTAGCGATTGCTTTGCTCGTTTAGATTTTGAAGATTCAGACGGTGATAGACCTTTGCTTGGTTTAACAGGAACAGGCTATTGGGATTTTAGAGAGTTTGGTGGATTACCGCCAAGCACAGACGCTAATACAAACGGTGATATTAATGTTGTAATACCTGGTGAAGCTGACGACGGTAACATGTATACAATTATAGCTGAGTTTATTAAAACACCAGCATAAGGAGTAGATAATGGCTAACACTACTTCCGGAACAGTAACGTTCGATAAAACATTTGCTGTTGATGAGATCATCGAAGAAGCTTACGAGCGAATTGGTTTACAATCTGTTTCGGGATATCAATTAAAAACAGCAAGACGTTCTTTAAATGTAATGTTTCAAGAATGGGGCAATAGAGGTTTGCATTACTGGGAAGTAGGCGATACCAATATTGATTTAATCGAAGGTCAAGCGGAATATACTTTTTATAGAGCATCAGGAGATGGAACTTCTTCTGTGACTGTTGGTGGAACAACAGGAACTTCAACGTATGGTATTGCTGACGTTCTAGAAGCTACACTTAGATCGGACAGAACTGCTACAGATCAAGCTGATTCTACCCTTACAAAAACAGATCGACCAACCTATTCAGGTTTAGCTAATAAATTATCTAAAGGAACACCTTCTAGATATTTTGTTCAAAGACTTATTGATAAAACGACTATAACTGTTTATCCAACAGCAGA